TTTCTTTTTTCGTTGAATGCTTGTAGTGCGTTGAGTAATTGTTTAGACTGTGCCTTGAACTCATCGCTCATGGCTGGCTTGCTTTCTATTTCGCTGATTTCTTTTTCAAGTTTCGCAATATAGTTTCTAACCTGCTTGCGAGAAGTGTTGATGCGCACAAGATCTTGTTCAAGAGTCTTGAGTTCTTTTTGTGTTGCTTTGATGTTATTGATTCGCTGTAGAACGGCATCACTCTCTTCCTTTAGTTTTGTTAGACCTTCAGTTAGTTCTGTGATTTTACTATTGCATGTGTGTACTTTTTCGTCTTTGTTATTGATAGCCTGATCGCAGGTTGGACAAGTCGAATTTACAGAATAAAACTCGATGTCTTTCTCGAGTTTCTGGATATTCCCTTCAATCTTGGCTTCAAGTTGATTTAGTTTAGTGAATTTTTTACTAGTTGAATCATCGTCTGATACTTCAGTTACTAGGTTTTCAATTTGTGTTTCTTTTTCGGTTGCTTCGACTTCAAGTGCTGAGAGTGATGCCGTGTTTTCAGTCACTTCTTGTTTCTTTGCGTCTACGATTTCTTTTGTATTCTTCTTGAGTTCGTCAAGATGTTTCTTATGCAGTTCAATTTTATCGCGTGTATTATCAATTTGAATCTTGAGTTGCGCCGCTTCATCTTTCAAAGTATGAATCTTACTCTTCACAATTACATTCATTGCAGAAAAGATCTGGATGTCTAACAGATCCTCAATCACTGCGCGACGGTCTGCTGCCGACAACTGCATGAATGGAGTGAAATTAGTAGAGCCGAGAATCACAATCTGTGTGAATGACTTATAGTTCATCTTTAGAATAATCTTTTCAAGATGATCCTGATAATCTTTTGCTTTGGCGTCTTGATTTAGAAGATCGCCATCACAATAGATTTCGAATACGTTTGGTCGAATACCACGAACGACTTTATATGACTTCTTGCCAATATCAAACTCAACTTCAACAAGACAATCCTTTTCGTTGATTGAGTTTACAAGTTGAGGCTTATTGATATTGCGAAATGGTTTACCAAATAATGAGAATGTGATGGCGTCCAGGAATGTTGATTTACCTGCACCATTCTCACCCACGATCAACGTCGTGGAGTTTTCATCCAAAGGAATTTCAGTAAAGATATTTCCAGTAGAAAGGAAATTCTTGTATCTAACTTTTTTGAATAGAATCACGTTGTCTCCATAGACAATGCTTCATTGTACACATCGCGCAGTACGGCTTTTATTTTATCTGATTCAACAGGTAAAGTCAAGCCATCAACATATTTACCTAAAATTGTCATTGTATCTTCTGCTTGATCAATATCAACCTCAACGTTCTCAGTAATCTCAGAAAAGTCTTCAACAACTGCTACTTCTAATGGTGCAGCCTTTGCAATTGTATCAAGCAGCGTATCAAACAAGAAAGAGTTATTGCGCTTCTCAACAACAATCTTCAGATACTTGCCATTTAGATAAGAATAGTCAGCATTGACGATATCGTTATAGAACATATCATCATCGTTATACTGAATCTTATAGAACATCTTGTTTGGGTTTGGTACAAACTCGAGTTTGCGAGTTTCAGTATCAAGAATATGGAAGCCACGTTCATCGTTATAATCTGACCAAGTCATTTCACCTGGAGTGCCGACATATACAATACTACCACTGTTGCTCTTGTGATGGAAGTGTCCAGAAAGAACTAGATCATATTTTTGTAACTTCGAAGGATCCATACCTTCATGACAAATGTTGCCGCGATCCATTTCGAAACCTTGCAGTTCAAAATGACCAAAGCACATTTGATTGGTGCTTTCATTGATGAACTCACCAATGGCTTGTTCATTGTCTTTACAAATCCATGGAATGATATCGATATTATTCCACGTGCTTGGTTCTTCGTAAATGGTTACGTTCTGTGCATACTCGCGCAAAAGAAGATCAGGTGAATTGATCTCTAAGGTATTCTTGAATGTGATGTCGTGATTGCCAATCAGCGTATGTAAATGTAATCCGTGTTTTACAAACTGATCAAAGAAATAACGACGACACAAAGCAAGAGACTGAAAAGAAATATACTTCCTACGATCAAATAAGTCACCCAACTGAAAGACGGTGGTAATTCCATTTTGCACCAGATACGGAAAAAACGTATTTAGATAAAAGTCGCGATAGTGATTATGAAAAGCGATACTATCGCCTCTCATACCAAAATGTGTATCACCTAGTATAGCAATCTTCACTTTACTACATCCTCGTCAACAAACTTTTCTAGTCCTGCTTTCTTGGCTTTCTTTTCTTTGCGGGCGTTCTCGTAATTTTGTATGAATTCGGAAATATTTTCATACAATTCGAATTGGCGGAAAGTTCCATCTTCATTCTCATTGAGTTCGAACTCGTCGAGTATTCCAGCAGTTTCAGTTGATTTGTATTTGACATAAAGTTGTTTCTTCTCTTTTTGAATGCGACGTAAGAATGCATAATACGTTATTTGAGTGAAATAGGCAAATGGATTGCTTGATTTTGCTGGGTCAAAATTGTCAACATACATTACGCAGTTTTCAATCGCATCAGCAACCATTTCGTCTCTAAAAGTATACGACAAGAAATTGGGTTTGTGTGAAAGATTCTCAGCAATTTTCATGAAGCATTCAGCAACATAACGCGGAATCTGTGGCTTTGGTTGCCCAAGCCTTTTCGCTTTGCGAATTGCTGTGCGATATGCTGTCATTTCCTTGAGGAAATCTTTGTTATTGATATAGTGATTCTTTGCCATATTACCTCGAGACATTATAACTTATTAGTTTTGTTACTGTAAATCGATTTCCATCAAAATTGTTATTAGTTCTTTTTACCTCCAAAACTTCATGTGTAATCGCAGCAGGAAACATAATCATTTGATTATTTTTTAGATCTATTGTGTAGTTGTCATATTCTGAAAACATTAGTTGACCGCCAGAATATTCTTTAGGAGTTTTATGTAGAACTGTAACAGCAGTTATAAGACCCTCATCGGCATGAGATTTGTAATAACCACCGTCGCCATAACTTTGTAAAAGAGTGTAATCTAAATTTGTTTGGGGTAGATATTTTTTGTACAACCAATTTTTATTGTCTATCTTTGATATGAATTCGTCCGTAAATACTTTATAAAATGATTTGAGTATATTGGAATATTTTCGATCAGCATAAACAGAATCAAGAAATATCCCAACATTACTTTTTCTGAAAAACGTCTCTCCATCAATAATATCTTTAGATGAACCTGTTTCTGATGGTCCAGCCATCGCAGTCTGTAGTATCAACACTTCAGCAAAAACCAAATTGAATTCAGATGGTTGCAAAAAATCATCTACAATCAAATGATCAAAAGGCTCATAATTATTATTTACTCTCATATACTAGTGTACTGGTTTGTCTTTCTTATTTGCCATTGCTTCAAGAATAGAAACGACCTTTTCCACCTTTTCAGCGCCTTCTTGTTTTAGTTTTGATTTTTTCTTTCCGATAGTTTTCAAATTTGCTTGATTGTTATAAAAGAAGTCAGCAACGTATTCATATTGCTCAATAAATTCTTCACGCACTGGAGTTGAAAATAACACCTCTTCGTTATAGAAGTCGACTTCTTTCATTTCAATAACTGATTGCGGTAGATACTCTTGCATTGCTAAGATCTGCCGACCTTCATCAAAAATAGTTTCAATCTCAATTCGTAGTGGCAACTCTACCGTAATATAATCTTGTTTGTATGTGACATATCCAATGATATCATCAGGTATAGAACGCAAGCGAATAAATCGTAATTCGCCTTTTGGTTTATATTCTACTGGTTCTTCTGGCATTAGTTTATCCTTACGTTATTCGTTGTGAAAGGAAATTTTTCTTCACTGTAGATCTTCACTCGTTCCTCATAGTGCTTCAGTGTGAAGTTTGTATAAGGACCATAACGTAGATCATCAGCGATATCGTACAACGTGGCTGCTTCTTTGTTTTCACCTAAACGCAGTACACGACCGATAGACTGCAATGCTCGAATCTTACTCTTTGTTGGAGACGAGAAGATAATATTATGTAGGTTACGAATATTTACGCCTGTCGAAAACGTTCCGTAACTCGCCACAATGATCGCATCATTTTCTTGTTCAGTGATATGTCTCACTGCTTCGCGATCTTCTGCTTCAACACCACCATGAATGAAGAATACTTTTCGACCATTTGCCTTTTCAGTTATCCATTCATATAGAAGTTTACCGTGTTTTTCAACGTAAGTAAATAAAACAAGACTATTGCCTTTGAGATTTAGGGCGAGGTCAGTGATGAAACGATTTCGCCCTTCGTGTTGAGTCAAGAAATTCATTTCGTCAGGATATGTAAACCCCTTGACTGTCTTACAGACTATTTCTGGATACTTCAATACAATACACTTGATGCTGAAGTTGGCGAGTTGTTTACGTTCAATGAGTTCTTTTGTAGAAATAACTTTGAATGTAGGACCGAACAATCCTTCAAGAACGAGCTTGTTTACCTTACTATCATCAAGTGTACCTGTCGTGCCAATACGCACATCACAGTTGATGAGTTTAGTCATGATAGAAGTCAGTGACTTGGCTTTGAACGTATGCGCTTCGTCACCGATGATAAAATCAAACTGAGCAAAGTATTTCTTGGGCATGTCATAGATCGACTGCCATGTAGAGATAATCAAATCACTATCAGGGATCTTACTCTCGCCGCCGTAAATCTTTTGGCAGTATTTCTCTACATCCCATCCATTGACAGATGAGTAGTTCTTGAAGTCACTATGCATCTGAGTGACGAGATTGATCGTAGGAACAATTAGCAATCCGCGCTTCTTACCTGTGTTCAACAGGTGGCGAATCATCATATAGATGATTAGCGATTTCCCCGACGCTGTTGGTGAAATGAGTACAGTTCTCTTCTTCGTAAGTCCAACGCTAGAAGCGAGATACTGATAATCTCTCGGCTCCATCGGAAGTGATAGAGCGTTCGCAAGATTCTTTGTGTCAATCGGGTAGACTTCATTTTCTTCATCGATATACTCGCACGTGTAATTGCTATCCTTGCAAAACTTTTTGATATACGGAACTAAACCAAGATAAATTTGTCTTGTATTCAGATTCAAGAGTCGAATCTTTCCGTCCCAATATTTATTTTTGAACGCAGGTGAAAATTGATAGCCTGGAGTTGAAAATGTAAAAAACTCTGACATCTCTTGCAAGATGGCAGGTTCAGCAGTGACTTGAACATAGATGTTATTTACTTTTTCAACAACGACGTGTTCTATCATCGAGCACCCTGGATAAACTTCTCCCAACCCATGTACTCTTTCAATTGCCACGTGCGATTGTTCAACTCTTTCATTACATTAGTGCAAAAACTTGCAGCCTCTTCATGATAGGCTTTCTTGCGCTTGAGTTTGTTTAGATCATCATCGCCATCAAGATATACAGCAATGTCAGACTTCAATGTGAAACGAAATGGCTCCCAACCAAGTTTATCCAATTCATCTTGGTCTAACTTGCCGTTGTAATACATCCATTTGAGTTTCTTTATTTTGTCAAACTCTAATGCTGCACGTCGCGCTGCAAGATTATGCAACGACAAATACTTGTTGTACTTGTTATGCAACAGTGGGATGCGCAGAATCTCTTTTCCAGGTTCCGTAGTATCTACTTCGGAATCCCGTTCCCATTGCTGCATCAATTCTTCGAGTGGAGGTGTTTCTAGTTTCATACATCGAATTATACACTATATCATCTCAAAAGACAACTCAATGCAAGAGTTGTCGAGAATAAATTGTAATAGTATAATCACTATGTTCGGTATGAACGAACTCTCAAGTTTAATATCTAGATTCTTTCGTATTCATAGTAAGAGAATCTGAACGTCGCATCTGCTGTGACAATGTTTTCTGCAGAATCTTGCGAAGAAAACAATATAGTTGAAAGTGTTGTTGGGAATAAATCAACAAACTTCACTCGGAAGTTTGGATTGTTTTTGTTTGTAAACACTGACAAGATCGCGTCACTGTATTGCGGTTTATTTTTGTATTGTGATCTGAAGAGTGGTGCGCGATCCAATCGATTCAAATCCAAATACTCTTTGAAGTCGGTTGGGAATGTGATTGCGCGGATCCAATCATGAATCTCAGTCCAGGATCTCAAATCCTCATCGACCAAGAAAGTGATGTTGAACGTATCATAGACGAGTTTTTCTCCAGGAACATATAGATCAACAAATGGTGTTGGTCTTTGAATTTCTGTAAGAGAAACTCCAGGGAAGTTTGCTGTTTGACAAAAGAACGTCGTTCCTGGCAAACGATCAAACGTCACTCTAAACTTTGTACTTTGCAATAAGTCTTTATTGCTAGGTGCGCGTGTTTGTGCTGTCATCTATAAGTTTCCGTAAATTCGCTTCACGTTCTATTTAGGGTATAAAAAAAGGGGGAGCATTTCTGCTCCCCCCGATTCACTTTGCCTTATTGTTTTTATAAATTTGGCAAATTATTTTCTAGAACATCAATTATTGATTGACGTTTAGAACGCGGAACTTACGATAGTAGTAGTTTGTTCCGTCTGCTAGAGCGCCTGTGCCTGCGCCAGTTGCGAATGGATTTGCAACGAGACCGTAACGAGTCTTGAAGCCAACCTTTGGTTGGTAAGTCGTTGGGTCGATAGCACGTACCATCTGTAGTGGGACGTATGGGCAGTAGAACAAGCCAGCGTCATAGGCATTTGATCCCTTGTAACCGACAACGACATAGTCGCTACCAGCAACAGAATATGGATCAACATAGACCTTCAAGCGACCGAATAGCGTACCAGCGAAGGTATTGCCTGTATCGTCAACTGTTAGGTTTGTGTTGTTGCTTAGAGCTGAGTTGTAATCGAGAAGACCTGTCATTGCAAGAGCTGATGCCACATCGGTTGAAACGATGAGGAGGTTGCCCTTTCCACGACGGGTGTCTTTTGCGATCTTGTTAGCAGCTTGTTCGATGCGGAATAGAAGTGACTTGTACTTCTCAACCTGCCAGCGACCAGATGTACCACCTGCAGCATCCGTTAGGGTGCTTGATGATAGGTTCACAACGTTTTGTGACACTGATGTGATACCAACGTTAGCTGTTGCATAGATCGTACGAACAACTTCGCGGTTGATTTCTGCAAGAATTTCAGTTGACAAAATATTTGTCAATTCTGTTTCTGCATCTAGACCGTGAATTGCCTTGAGATCTTGTGCAAGTTCTAGCGTGTAGGCTGCTTGCAAGCCACGTGACTTGGCTGTTACAGAAACGCGATCGATCTGGAAGCCCATGTACTTCATGGTTAGATCTTCTGCGTCTGTTGTTGCCAAACCAGTACCAGTATTTGCTAGACCGAAGATTGCGCTGTTTGCTTCGCCGAAATTGACTGAGCTGTTTAGCGTATGGTCGCCTGTACCAGCGTGTGCTGTATTGGCTTCTTGATAAAGAGCCTCACCACCACGTGCTGATGAAGAAGCATAGACTGAACGCATTGCGAAAATCAAACCTGTTGGACCAGTCATTGGCTGAACGCCGCAGATGTCATAAGCCATTAGGTTTGGTAGCGCACGACGTACGAGACCGATTAGGATTGGGTCGAAACCCTTGATTCCGCCTTCGCTGCCAACTACTGGTGACATACCGCCGCCAACTGCGTTGGCTGGTGATGTTTCCCATAGGTTTTGCATCGTGCGTGATTCTTCCATAAGGGCACGTTCTTGGTTCTCTAGAACAAGTGCAGTAACTGCACGCTTGTAAGGATCTGAGATCTTTGGGAGTTCTGAGTGATCAAGAACTGGAGCCCACTTCTTTGCATATGTTTCGTTTAGATACATTTTATAACTCTCCTGAGTTCTTAGTTAGATTAGGCTTTTGGAGCCGTCTTTGTGATTGCATTTACATAATGTTTCATCAGACCGTGTACGTCTGCTACTTCTGGTTCTTCAACAGCTGTTTCTTGAAGAGCCTTAACCTCACTTGTCATTTTCTTGGCTGGGAAGTAGTTCTCGCGGATTACTGCGAGCTTGCTATTAAACTCACCCTCTGTGGTGAACTCCACGCCCTCTGCGAGCGAAATCATCTTAGCAATTTGTGTTTCAGTTAGACCTTCGCAAATCTTGCGAACTGCTTCATGCTTCTTAGCAACATTGAGTTGTTCAACCAATGCAGCCTTCTCTGAAACAGCAACTGCAGCGGCTTCTTCAAGAGAAGCAACACGTGCAGCTAGTTCTTCTGCTACATCGACTTTCTCTTCAGGAATTTCGATGTAGTGTTCGTTGAATAGATTCTTGAGACCGTTGATGAAGTCTTCGCTCAATTCAGCGCGTAGACCTGTCTCAATGGCAACCTGATTGTCTTCAATCCACTGCTCAACGACGTAGTTTAGATACTCGTCAACTTGCTCAGCCATTTGTGCTTGAAGTGATTCAACTGCTTCAGAAAGAATTGCTTCGTTATCAGCAATTACATCTTCAACAATCTTCTCAACACGTGACTGAACAGCAGCTTCGAAAATCGTGGTTGCTTTCGTACGGAATTCTTCGGATAGTGATTCGCCGTTGAATAGAGCATCAACGTCTTCAGACATTGAACCCTTATGCTTCTTCACCATGTCCTTCTTCCAGGCTTCCTTCATTTCCTTCTCGTCTTTCTCTTCTTCTTCCTCGTCCTTCTCTTCTTCATCTTCTTTTTCGGACTTGGCTTCAGCGACGACTTCCTCTTCTTCCTTCATAGCCTTCATTGGCGTTGGAAGTTTTGTCTTGCCTTCTTCTAGGGAATTTTCTTCTTCAGTTACTTCAGCAACTACTTCTGCTGTTTCATCTGTTTCTGTTTCTTCCATAGCCTGGACTTTGACACCCTTTGCATCACCCTTGGTGGCTGGCTTTGGTGCTTCCGAAGCGGCAGCAGCAGCCTTCTTACCAATGTCTGATGGTGCAGTTGTTGGTGTTTGACCACCGAGATCATCCATCTCGCCTGGTAGTTTTTGTGCTGGTTCCTTTGCGGCTGACATTGATGCCTTTAGGATTTCTGCAGCGGATTCTGATAATGTCTTACTCATTGTTTGACTCCTGAAGAAGTAATATTATTTATAAATTTTACAGTTTTGACAAGAAGTTCTCGAAGATTTTCAAGGAGATCTCGTCGATTTGCTTTCGTTTTGCGGTTTTGATTTGAGTATAGTATTCGTTGACGTCAATTTCCTTGACCTTACCGTTATCCCATACCCATTCTTTACCTTCCATAATACCTTGGACAAAAGCACCTGGTGCGGAGGGATCCGCTACAATATCAGCCGCTGTGGCTAGATAATAGTCGTCTTGCACCACATTGACACCGTTTACTTCTTTGAGTGAACCCATGCCACGTGATGACACACCGAGAGTAGCACCGCCTTCCATAAGAGATTTGGCGATCTTACCCATTGGTGTTTCAAGAATTTTTGCCTTACCAATCCATTGATTGCCTTCTTGTTTCAATGAAGTGATTAGATGTGATACGCGATCTAGATTGATCGATGGTGAATCAGGATGACCCAACTCGCCAAATGCGCGATTCTTAGAAACGTATTCTTCGCTGTAACGATTGACTTCTTTTGCAAGAGTGTCAGTTTTATACATACGACCGTTACGATTCTTCATTTCTGCTACGAGAAATGGACCTGTGATGTACAAAGATCTTATACCGTCTTTTTCTTCGGTGAGAACCTTGACTTCTTCGATTGATTCTGTGATTAGTTTCATTTACAACCCCAGTGATGCGCGCTTTCTTAGAGAACGCTTTCTTTTGATAAGTGCTCGAGCCATTTTTGCTTTTCTTTTGATCTTAGCACGACGAGCAGCGAGCTTTCTCTTCATGCGTTCGCGTGGTGGGATGCGAACCAATTTACCACCACGAATGGTATAGCCTGGAACTGCTGAAAGGACTTTGCGGCGCTGAACCTTACCGCCACGCACTCTTGCGCGCACAAGTTTTTTACGACCCATGCGCTGAACGTTTGCTTCAGCAATAATCTCTCTTACAATTTCAGAAACTAAACTCATTCTTTGTCACCGATTGTGAATTTGACTTTACTCATTGCAAAGTGTGCTGCCTTTTCAAATCCTTTTGGATGTGTGAGCATATCAGCAAACTTTTTCTTATTCTCATCGTTCAATGCACCATGGACCATATGAATGGCTTTTGCTGCACCATGACTAACTCTAAGTTTTGAACCATCAGCAAACTTCATATGTTTTGACGTTGCCTTTGGATTTTCCTCAGAAGCATATTTAGAAACTTGCTCTAAACTCTCAAGAATATCTTCGACTTCTGTCTCTTCCATCTGAACGTTTGTTCCAGGAATAATCTCTCCTGGTGACGTTCCAGTACCAGCATATGGAATCGTGATCACTAGACCGAGTTGCTTGTTTTGATACATTGCAACCTTACGTCCGTCTGGGAAAATACGAATACCCTTACGCTGCATAACGATAACAACTGGAGGATTGTTTTCATCTTTGAATCCAGCAATTGCTTCATTGAGTTCTTCGCCAGTAATCTCAATCTCATTATGAGAAACGATGTTACGACGAACTGCTTGAAATGCTTGTTGAGATCCGACAGCAGCCTGTGACGTTGCGCCATAGTATCTGCTCAACACATCGCGATGCTGCTTTGATAATTTTGCAATATCACCAGCCTGAGCCTGACGACGCAGCGCAATCTTCAAACGCGGAAGGTCGCTGGCTGGCATCATACCAGCACGAACTAGAGCGCTGATTCTTGTATTATCAAGCTGCGCTTGTTTCTGCTGTTGCTTCTGCTGATCCATCGCTGGATTCGCTTCCGACAACTTCGCCTTGATTTGCTTCAACTTCATTTGATTGTACTTCTGGTGTGAGTAAAGACGATGCAACTTCAACCTTTTTTACTTCAAGAGCATCGGAGACTTTATCAGAGATCGTAGCATTGAATGCTGCTTTGAATCCCTCTTTGTCTCCCATGATTGCCGCTTTTACCATATCAAGTGTCATTGGATTGTCCATGATTTCTCCATTATTTATTTAATTTGTGAACTGAACGCTTGGTCTAGATTACTTGAATTTGCTACTTGCTGTTGTGGTGCTGCAGGTTGACCCTGCATTGCAGCCATGGCAGCATTTTGAGCAACAGCAGCATTTTGAGCAGAAACGGAAAGGTTGTTTAGACCCATTGCATCTGCTTGTGCTCTTTCTTGTTCAAGTTCCTCTTCCATTCTTTCAATGCCTTCTTCATCAAAGTGAAGGACATGTTTCTTGACCCATGCTTTGGAGAAATATGTTCCAACGTATGGATCAATTTGATTCATGAGTTGAATTCTAGATGTCATCAACTCTGATTCTTTCAACTCTGCAAAGTTATTGTCTTTGAGGAAGTCGTAGTGAATTTTTTCTTTCAACTTCTCCCACTCATCAACAGAGCAAATACCCTTGAGAGCAAGTTGACGCTTCATCAACTCATCAAACAATGTACTAAATTTAGCACGAACTCTATCAATGAACTTGGTGAACTTCAACTCATCACGAGTAATTTCTGTTGTGCGACCAAGAGAGAATCCTTGGTTTTGTTCGAGGCGAGAAATTGGTACGTTCAATGACTTGTAGAGTTTTGATTCAAAATACTTTACGTCAGACAACTCACCAAGATTTTGACCTGCTGGAAGAGTTGTGATTTCAGTTGACTTACCTTCACCACGACGTGGGATCCAGAAGTCTTCCATCATTGACATAAACTTACGATCGTCTTTGACTTCACCAGTTGAACTATCGTATACAACCTTGTTGCGGAACTTTGTCATGATATCACGAAGATATTGTTCTGCTTTGATCTTTGGCATATTACCAACATCAATATAGAACACACGACGTTCTGGAGCACGTGATAAACGATAGATTACAACAGCGTCCTCAACCATTCGGAGCTGGTTGAGTGGCTTGATTGCCTTGTGAAGGTAAGACAAAACCATTTGACGTCTTGCGTCAAGAATTCCTGAGTTGATATTGATGATTGCGTCTGGCGCAATACGAACAGAGTTTGGAGAACTGACTGATGTTACGATCTGTTGACCCTGTACTGATGCGCGTTCATTGAAGACGTAGAATTCTTCAATACCTGCGATCACATCAACTTTAGTTCTTGGGTCTCTGTTCTTGATAATCGTACGAACCTTTTTGATCTTACGAGGATCAATGTAAACCAATTCTTGAATGCCAAGTTTTGGTTGTTTTTCGTCGATTAGAACCTGATAGAAAACGCGACCATCAATGTACCAGTTACGGAAAACATCAGCGCCGCGATTAGAAAAATCGAGCATGCGAAGAACATTATCGAATTCTTCGCGAATCATGTCTTTGATTTTATCTGGCTGCTCAAGGTCATCGAGCATAATTGAAACGCTTTTACCAGTTACATCGTGTACGATTGCTTCGTTGACAATTTCGTCAATAGCTGCTTCGAGTTCTGGCTGCATTGCCATTTCACGATAGCGAGTGACGAGATCATTTTCATTTTTGAAACTGGCTTCAAGATCTAGATACGTTCCAAAGTATCCACCAGCATTGATAGCAAGAGCACCGTCGTCTGAAACAGGTGCAGTGATTTGAGGCTGAAGTTGTTGCGGACCTTCTTCGCCTTTCTTTCGTGTTATTTCGAATCCGAATAGATTGATTGCCATGCATTACCTCATAATAAATGGGGGGAGGATAACCTCCCCCACTTCAATTAGCATTAAGCGCCAAGAAGAGATTCAATTGGTGATCTCAAACTTGAAAGACCGCCACGATCAACTGATTCCCAATACTGATATGCGAAGTTTACTGTGTACTCTTCGATCGTATCGTTTGAACCCCAGTCTAGATCAATCTGAGCGATGTCTGTTGGGAACATACCAACAAACTTATATCTCTTCAATTGTCTACCGTCTTTTGAATATTGAACAACTTCAGCATCAACGCCATATGATTGTGACGTTCTTGCTCTTGTTGAACGTAGGTTTGTCACGTTATCGTTGATTCCACGAACCCATGATTCCATTGCGTTGCGAATCAAGAAGTCTTCATCATTGATAACTGTTACTGACCAATCAGCAAAAGTACGATTGCCAGCAACCTTCACTTCGCGACCGAAGTAAGGTACTGTGACCATACCAACTGTTGAACCAGGGAGAGCAGCAGTCTTTACCATGAAAGAAGATTTGACCGACGCAGCAGCACCAAGTGATGCATAATTAGGGAACGTGAGTCGTACTTCAAACAGATTAGGACGTGCGCCATCACCAGTAAGTTGGGTACGGAATGAATTTACATTAAAAGCCATTGTTTTCTCCTGACTTTATCCTAGTCTATTTATTAGAAACGACCAACGATTTCGTCGAAGGCAACACCAGTACGGACAGCGACAAAGTTCAACTGGATAAAGTTGATGCTACGTGCTGGCTTGATATAGATGTCACCAATAAACTCGTTGCGATCGATAACTTCTGGAGTATTATTTGTTTCGTCACAAATAACACGGAAGTCATAGATACCGCGACGACCCTGTACTGTGCGTAGGAATGGCTCAACAAGATTTACGAAGGTTGCTCTTGTGAACTCGTCGTTGAGTTCGAAGAGGCTTGCCTTGGCTGCTCTTGCGATTGCCTTTTCTAGAACAATAAAGAGGCGACGTACATTGATGCGATCAAATGCGCTTGGTTTAGCAAGCAACGTCTTGTCACCATATAGAACCACGCCTTCGCCTGGGAACGATACGATTGGGTTTACACCCTTCTTGTATAGTTCGTCACGATTTGCTTGGCTTGGGTTATACGCCAACTTGATGACATTCTTCAACTGACCGCGATTGAATCCAGCTGGTGAGAACCATGGATCGCGTTCTTGGTCTGTACGAGCGCAGAGACCAGCAACGTCACCGTTACATGGAACCCAACGGTAAGTGTCGTTGTACTTGTCGTACATATACTTCCAGTTGCTGTCCATCACAGCGTATGATGTTGATGGTAGAGCCTCGCGGTAGTTGACTACTGCGGCTACTGGATCAGTAGCAGTTACGTTTGCATAACTTGGTGAGATAAATCCTACTGCGTCGCGACGTGCGCTAACAATATCAATTACCTTCTCAGCAACTGCTTCACCATAACCACCTGTCATTACTAGAGAGATGTCTACGTTTTCTGTTGAAGCAAACTGATTGTAAGCGTTCATAACATTTCCAGTCGTCACTGTACCATCTGTACCGCGAGCGAAAGAAATCGTTAGATTCTCACCTTCGAATGCATGAGTTGAGTTAGCAGCAACGCCCCATGTTTCGTTATTTTGACCGAAGCCATAAACATAACGTGAGCTGCGATAGAGAACATCCTTCCAATAAATGCTATTGCCAGATTCGTCTTTGGCGTTTGTTGCCTTTGAGACATAAGCAAAGCGTTCGATGACGGTGTTTGGTGTTCCTGAGAACAATCCATCTTCGTCGATGACAGCAATGTGCATTTCGTCGTTTGCTAGGCTGTTGTGATTAGCAGCAACCCATGTAGAAGTTCCAGGAGGAGAATCGAAAAACTCACGGTATGCAGCAGAACCGAACACAGAAGCGTTTGCGTTTGCAATGAAGGCGACCTTCAATGAGTTACCGCGTGAACCAGGATAGCGGGCAGCAAGAACGATATCTGTGTTTGATGCGCTATGATACGTTGAGAAGTAGTGATCTTCACTCTTCATCTTGACGTTTGCAGCGCAAGAGACTGGATCAACATTCAATGCAACTGCAGAGTTGAGCGTTGCAGCATCAGCACGTGATACGAATAGGCTGTTGCTGTAAGAAAGGAAGTTTGCAGCGGTGAAGAATGGTAGGAAAGTAGTGGCGTCTGGTTTGCCATATACTTCTACAAGTTCATCTTCAGAAGAAACTTGACGGAGGACGTCGATTGGACCCCACTGGAATGCGCCACCAATAGCGCCAGTGGCTGTTGAAACTGCTGGAACAACTGTAGTTGCATCAATTTCAGATACATTCACACCTGGTGATACTTGAAAAGCCATGTTTTTGCTCCTGTCTTGGAGGATAAGAAATCTACTGATTATTTAGTATTTTGGGGTTTTTACCGTTCCACACTCGACCAAACAGCTCCATCTTCAACAAATGCAACAGAAGATCCATTATCTACATCTATATGACCTGCTAAAATAGAATCGCCGATGGATTCTTCTTCGATCATTTTCAGGTGTTCTTCGTTGAGTTTTCTTCGAATATCGATATTCGTCATGTCTGTAAAGAATTTTTGACTCGTGAGCCAAGAAAAAAGAACCAAACACATTACCAAATCGTCGTGGCTACCCTCTTCAGCCTCGAACGACACCCCATTACTGACGAAAGTGGAGAGTTCTGAGATAATCTCATAGTCTTGAATAATTAGCTGCTCTCTTTCGATTAGATTTTTCAATAGAGTGCAACCCAATCGTTTGACTGATTTCGTTGTTTTGACACCGCGACCGCTCTTTTGACCATAACCAAAGTTGACCAAAAGTTTTTTATTGAGTTTAGACTTACCGTGCTCGACCGTCGAGAGAATATGTTCGTATTCGTAATCTTCGAATAGGATATCGGCGATCTGTTGACCGTTATCGTTCGTTTCGATCAGCTGATATGCATTGTTGTAATACATACCGACTTGTTTTAGAACCGCAGGATAGACAAGTGGGCTAATCTCATTATCTTTATATGTCGCAACGACTTTATATGGCAGTTGAGTTGTATCAATAACGGTGAAGGCTGAGTAGTCTAAACCCTTACCGCGAGATGTATCAACAGTTATGAAGTAAATCTTATCTGGCTTCGCTTCTTCATAGATATTCAAATTCTCTATCCCAGTGGTTATCGTCGGTTTGATGAACGACATCGCGCGCAAAGCTCGAGCGCTGATCAACGTGCCTGACGATCCGAGGAATTCGCATTCCATTTCCTGCATAAACTTCTGATCGCCAAGAACACGGAATTGCTCATCAGCCCATGCTTGGTCACGACCTGGAACTTCACGCCAGTTTGCAGAGATATAAGTGAAACCGTTGTGCCCTTCGACCGCATCAGTCCACATCTTATAAAAGTGGTTCATGCCGTTTGGTGTCGAAGAAATTAGAATCTTAGAATCTTTACCAGAAGAAATGGTAGGATAAACGGACGTGAAGAATTCATCAGCGATATTTGTCGGGACGAATGCAAACTCGTCAAGGTATAGAAGCGAGATGGAGAAACCACGGATCGCGCTAGATGCCGTTGAGTTAGCAAGAATACGACAACCGTTTTCCAATTCAATATCACCCTTGTTCCAGGTTTTGACACCCTGCTGAATCCAAAGCGGTAGTGCTTCATAGGCGAGTTTGATACGATTCAAAATTTCTCTTGACGTACTGGCTTTGTTTGCAAGAATAGCGACAGTCTTATCTTGATTGAATAGAACATACCAAAGAATGTAACCAACAACCATCGTGGTCTTACCGACCTGACGTCCTGCCTTTACGATAATCTGGCGGTTCTTATTGAACTTATCAATGGCTTCTTTCTGAAATGGATATAGTTTGATTTGAGTAAAACCAGTGTCAAGCATAACGACCTTGACGTAGTTCTCAATAAAATATGTTGGACTTTCTGAGCACTTGACATACTCTCTGACTTGATCTTCAGTCAGATTCAGCGTCATATTGACTCGTTTTAGTCTTGGATTACCAAGATAATTCTTTATTCTACTTGGCAGATTCATTCTTTAGTTGCTTCAATAGTTCCGCTGTGCTACCAACAAACACTGCTTTATCTACATTGATGTTTTGTGTTTGTGCTTGCTGCTCTTTTGGTATGAGATCTTTTTGCTGCTTTTGTAAAATCATGAGTTTCTCTGTAACGTCAGAGAGATTCTTGATCATATTTGCAGCAACTTCATATGCGCGCGGATGCTGTGATTCACGAGCAACTTCTAGAATACCATCAAGAGCTTCGTTGCCTTTTTCGATTAGATTATAATAATTTGCGCGTGAATAATGCGCATCAGGGTTTTGTGATTCGTCCTGATGAATTGTAATAGGCTTATCTGATTTTTCACTTACTACAGGAACATAATCAGTATTCAAAATGTCAGCAAGATTTTTATCTACATCACTCATAAACCAAACCTAGATTTATAATTATTATAATTTTGCGTCACTTCAGCCGCTGTTAGTTCTCTACTATAACACATGACTAAAGAAATTCTACCGTCTAACATATTACCACCAGCACCAAAGCATGCTATATTTGTTCCACCATTACCAGAACGCTGACTCTTATTTGCTGTATATGTTGCGTCTAGTGACCCGTTCAAATATAGTTTCATACCATCTGCACTACTAAACGTCAAAGTTGCATTATACCAAGTGTTCAAACTAATCGACGATACCGAAGGAAACTCTGTGTATGTTGACCAATTAGAGTGACCACAATAAATCTTGTTAGTACTGGCCATAAACATAAAGTGGCCACCAGTATCGCTACTGACAAGATTATTGTCAGAATAACTATTTATGTAGAACCAGACTGACTTTGTGTACGCTGTAGAAGGGACTACGTTATTACCAGAACCCACACCATATTGATTAGAACCATTGAAAGAAAAATATGATGGTGTTCCAGAAGTGAAAGTTGGGCTACCAAACAATGTAACGTTTTGCTCTGGAGCAGCCAAATCTGTCCAAGTAGATCCAGTTCCTGGATAACTTGCCAAATCTGCAGCATCTAGATGTAAAGTCAAATCTGATTGGACAATACCAACCGCAACTACTCTTCTAGAAGGACGACCAAAACTATTAGTTCTTCCAAAAGTATTGAACATTATATCCCCATTGTATTAGGGTTGTAGAATGTACGCCCTGTTGTAGTGGTTGTTTTTGCAATCGTTGGTGTTGAAAAACTAAATGTACAAACATCACCACCGCTCATTTCACCAAATTGAACTCTTATTGGATAGTATATTCCTGCACTCAGAGCAACGTTGCCACTGACCTCAACTGGTCCGTGCAGACCACCATTATTGACTAATGCATTTCCAGTAGTAAATCCAGAAATAGCATTTGGTCCTAACCACATATAAGACGCATCATCACTGCTCAAATAAAATGTATATGTTTCAGTTGTTACTGGTCTAAAATATCCTAACCATTGATAACTGAAATTATCTCCATCGTCAGTACCTGGTTCTGCTAATGAATTGACTTGAATTGTGGTAGAAGATACTGTTTGAGATGCAAACCATGATACATTGTCGGCAAAATATCCACCATTATATCTTCGCGCAACAACACCAGGAAGGTAGGAAATCCCTTTCCTACCATATGCCCTAGAACCACTAAAAGAACTGAACATTGAATTATCCGAAGGTCGTCAATTGACCAAGAGTAATCCAAGTTCCCGCATTATTCACAACACTGAATGACACAACGTCTTTCTTGTTTGCGCTACCAGCTGGTTGCGTACCACCTTGCCATACAACAGTCTGTGCTTGACCACCGATTTGTACAGCAGTTGGTACATAAGCCGTTCCACCCTGATTCAACACTAGCGTGAACGATGTTGCATTATTTGCAGGAATTGTTACATTCGTGAAGTTTGCAGTAAAGTTCGCGCTGATGCTTGAGTGAACAAAGATATGCCCAAGAGCACAGTCATGCGTCACAGTTCCAGTTGCACTAGACAATGCATTTGTTGATTCAAACACTTGCTTGACATTTAGCGCATTCAATGAAGGTGATGTTGTAAACGCAGTTGTTTGATAAGTGCTATCTGGGAATCCTATAGCACCATTAGTACCAAACATCCACTGACTTGTATTACCAGTGCCATCATTAGAATTGATTACGATGTCGCCTGTGTTTGCTAACTTGACATATAAGTTATCGCTACCAAAGAACAACTCAGTTTGATATAAGTTGCCGCTGGCCAAGTGTATATGATCACCATCTGCCGCAGTTGGATATATCAACAATTTTTGATCGGTGATAGTACCTGAACCTGCTGGTTGAAGAGTGATCGTGTTGCCAGGAGCACCGCTTGGTGTAAATGGATTACCGTAGATGATACCGCCACCTGGTAGTGATACATTGCCAGTAGTATCAAATGTCCAAGTTTGAGTTCCATATGCTGTAATGGTAAGATTACCATCGACTGTAGCAATATCGATATTACTATTGCCATTGGCTACTGGGAGACCCACTGGACCAGTCGGACCAGCTGCGCCAGATGGACCTTGCGGACCTTGTGGACCAGCCGCACCCTGTGGACCTTGTGGACCACCTGAAGGACCAGATGGACCTGTTGGACCTTGTGGACCAGCCTCACCCTTGTCGCCAGTACGAGCAAATGTAATCAATAGATCTTCTGCGTTGCTGAATGTCGCAGCACTACCAGAAACATAAGAGCAATTTACTTCAAAGTAACTTGTCTTGTCTGTTAGACTGTTGACAACAAACAATGCAAAGTCACTTGGATCAGACTTATTGCTAATCTTGAAGTGACCCTTGATCGTTGATGTTGAGTCATCGATTGTAGCGAGGAAGTTGTAGATATTTGTACCATTATCATCAAGGTAGTCAATCCACAAACGATCTGCTGCCGTGACAGTGCCATTGTTCAACTTCAACTTACCTTGACCAGGATCACTATCTGAAGTGTTTGAATCAAAGGTAAAGTCAAACGTTGCACCACCAAATCCACCAGTCGCACCAGTTGGTCCTTGTGGACCTTGTGGACCCTGCGGACCCGTGTCGCCAATGACACCCTGTGGTCCTTGTGGACCTGTGTCACCGATAACACCCTGTGGACCCTGCGGACCTTGTGGTCCTTGAGGACCTTGCGGACCTTGTGGACCCTCAACACCCTGTGGTCCTTGTGGACCCTGTGGACCTGTCTCACCAACAACGCCTTGTGGACCTTGTGGACCTTGTGGACCCTGTGGTCCTTGAGGACCTTGCGGACCTTGTGGACCAGCAGCACCTGTATCACCCTTGTCACCAGTGCGAGCAAAGGTAATTACAATATCTTCTGCGTCACTGAAGCTGCTTGCGCTACCTGAAACGTATGCGCAATCCACTTCGAAGTAACCAGTACGATCTGTCAAGCCGCTGATTGTAAACAACGCAAAGTCAGCAGAATTATTTTTGTTGCTAATTCTGAAGTGACCCTTGATTGTTGACGTTGAATCATCAATTGTAGTCAAGAAGTTTTGAACTTGCGTTCCGTTGTCATCAAGATAATCAATCCACAATTTATTTGCAGAAGTGATTGTCGTATTGTTCAAACGGAGTTTGCCAGTACCTGGATCGCCTTGGAAGTCATTTGCACTAAACGTATAGTCAAATGTTGCACCACCAAAGTTTCCTGTTGCGCCAGTTGGTCCCTGTGGACCTTGAGGACCTTGAGGACCAGTATCACCAGTCACACCTTGTGGTCCTTGTGGACCCTGTGGACCAGTGTCACCAGTTACACCTTGTGGACCCTGTGGTCCTTGAGGACCTTGTGGACCCTCAACGCCTTGTGGTCCTTGAGGACCTTCTGGACCCTGTGGACCCTGAGGACCTTGTGGACCTGCGACATTTGATACGCCTGATGGACCTTGAGGACCTTCAGGACCTTGTGGTCCTTGTGGACCTGTTGGACCACCAGAAGGACCAGTCGGACCCTGTGGACCTGTTGGACCAGTTTCACCTTTATCGCCAGTACGAGCAAATGTAATGAGAATTTCTTCACCAGAACTAAATGCTGCAGCACTACCAGAAACAAACGAACATCCCACTTCATAGTATGATGTCTTGTCTACCAAATTACTGATAGTGAAGAGTGCAAAGTCTGCTGAATTTGCTTTATTTGTGATACGGAAGTGACCCTTGATCAATGATGTTGAGTCGTCGATTGTAGCAAGATAATTTTGAATATCTGTGCCGCTCTCATCAACATAATCAATCCAAAGTTTATCAGCAAGTGTTGCTGACGCATTGTTCAATTTCAATGAACTATTGCCAGGATCAGTATCTGATGTATCAGTTTGGAAATTATATTCAAAAGTTGCGCCACCAAAGTTACCCTGTGCGCCAGTTGGTCCTTGCGGACCTTGTGGTCCTTGCGGACCAGTGTCGCCAGTGACACCTTGTGGACCTTGAGGACCTTCTGGTCCTTGTGGACCCTCTGGACCTTGTGGACCAACAACACCTTGAGGACCTTCTGGTCCTTGTGGACCTTCTGGACCTTGTGGACCAGTTACACCTTGTGGACCTTGAGGACCCTCTGGACCCTGCGGACCTTCTGGACCTTGCGGACCAGTTACACCCTGCGGACCTTCTGGTCCTTGTGGACCCTCTGGACCCTGTGGTCCAACGTCACCTTGTGGACCTTGCGGACCAGGAACGTTTGAAACACCTGATGGACCTTGAGGACCTTCTGGACCCTGTGGACCCTGAGGACCTTGTGGACCAGTGACACCTTGTGGACCTTCTGGACCAGACGGACCAGATGGACCAACAATACCACCATATGCTAATATGTTCCATGCCGTGGTGCCATCACCAACTTTGAACTGACTTGTATCAGTCTCAAGACCAAATTCGCCTTGCGCAAGAACTGTGTTCGCAGTAGACCACTCTAAAGCAGTACCGCGACGAAATTGAAGTTGAATATATGCCATGTTAGGTTACGCCTCCGCAATTGATATTTAGTCCTACGCTAAAGTCTGTACTTGGTGTTCCGCCATCATATACAACAGCACCGACTGGTCCTTGTGGTCCTTGTGGACCAGCATTTCCGTTGACACCACTTGGTCCCTGTGGACCTTCTGGTCCTGATGGTCCTTGTGGACCAGCATTTCCGTTGACACCACTTGGTCCCTGTGGACCTTCTGGTCCTGTTGGTCCTGATGGTCCTTGTGGACCTGTATCTCCATTGACACCACTTGGTCCTGGAGGACCTGGTAATCCAGTAGGTCCTTGGGGACCTACTGGTCCTGATGGTCCTTGTGGACCTGTATCTCCATTGACACCACTTGGTCCTTGTGGACCAGTATCACCCACTGCTCCAGATGGTCCAGTCGGTCCTTGTGGACCTGTTGCGCCTGTATCACCACGATCGCCAGTACGCGCAAATGTAATAATGACATCTTCACCATTTTCAAACAATGTTCCAGTTAGATTACCATCTCCTGAAACATATGCGCAATTTACTTGAAAATAATCGCTATGATCAACTAATGATGAGATTGTGTATAGAACAAATGCAGCTGTATTAGTTTTATTTGATACTCTAAAGTGACCTTTGATTGCTGATGTTGAATCATCAATAGTCAGTAGAAAATTGCTAATATCAATTCCACCATCAGCTAGTTCATTGATGATCAATGCATCAGCTAATGTCAAATTTGTAGCATCAAGTTTTAGTTTTCCTGGTCCTGGATCAGTGCCACCAGTATTGGTATCAAATGTATAATCAAAGGTTGCACCACCAAAATTTCCCACCTCACCCTTTGGTCCTTGTGGACCCTGAGGACCTTGAGGACCAGTTACAGATGGACCGCTTGGTCCTTGAGGTCCTTGCGGACCTAAATCACCAGCAATACCTTGAGGACCTTGTGGTCCAATTTCACCAGCAACACCACTTGGTCCAGTAGGACCGATGTTACCAGCAATACCCTGTGCGCCAGTTGGTCCTTGTGGACCCTGTGGACCTTGTGGTCCAGTATCAGCCCCTGCACCAGCATACAAGTCTGTGAAGTTTTCGTTTACTTTCTCAAACGCTTCACGAATTGTATCGCCAGTGCCATCATTAGGTGCTGCGCCAATATCGATTATTTGTTGTGTCATCTCTTATTCTCTTAGAAATTATCGTCAACTGTTTTAGTTCCACTGTCAACGCTGATAAGTGTACTATCAACTCTATCATCAAAGAAGTATGGGTATTCTTGCAAGATTTCTGTAAATCCAAATGCAGTATCTGCATTTGCGTTCATAGGATTTGGATAGATAATCTGTCTTACAAGTTGTCGATCTGCAACGCTGAAACTTGAAATGTTCCAGGAAGCATTACTGACTGCACCAGTAATATATCTTCCTTCTCTCAAAAGTCCATTTGTGTCAACCACAATCATAGTGTTGCTTGTAGAATCCCAAGAGTGTACAAATGCAGTGGCATTTGCAGCTGCTAGAGTTCTTCCTTCGTAAACCAACTCACCAACTTTGAACGTGCCATTACCAGCACTGAACACAATCTCGCGTTCGTTGATTTGACTGAATGTACTATCATATGTATTTGCTGTTGATTTGCGAATAATCTTAGATTCAGTTGTAGCACCGTACATATAACCTTTGGCAGTGAATGTCAAAGTCCAAATTATAATTCTTATAGGATCTGGACCGCCAACATCATCTACATCTTGCGAAACAGAATTGAGAATGAATGGCACATCCACCTTCTCAGCTGGAACACCGACTAAATCCATTGTTACAGTATAATCTGGCGCAAAGTACGGAAGAATTTGCTCAACGATTTGTGTGCCATCTTCAACGTTTCTTACATAGATGTTCAATGTAAAATCAAAGTTGTATGGTGTTGCGCGAACATTTTTTACTTTTGATACTGAATTGCCATCAGCAAAACTATTCGTGAAACTGCTGCGCTTACGCAAAGGATCGTATGTAATGCCAGCGAGTTCAAAACTCATGCGAGGCAAAGTCATCATAGTTTCTTTTGTCAACTCAGGATCTTGTGTAATACGCTGATAGAATTTTTCTTTTTGCGAATACATCAAAGGCACATTGATGCGTTCAATTTCTTGCGTGCCTGCTTTATTGTATCGTTTGAGCATGATGTTATTGAACATCGTGCCGAAAGCAACGACCATTTTACGAGTGATTCTATGATAAAAGTGTACGCCTGATAACATTATGCTTCACCAAATGGATTGGCTTCACTGAAGTCAAGAATATTATCTGCTTCTTGCTCAATGCGTTCGTTATCTTCCACACTTTCATAATTAGAATTGCGCATTACGTCTGCTTCATCGGCAATATTCCATTGAGCACCGCTACTATTTCCTTTGACCAAAGACCCTGCAACAAACTCACCTTTGATATTTCTAAGTTTGAGTTTTCTGGATGGTTTATCCCAACCAGCAACGACTGCTTTTGCCACAGCATTTTCTAATGACGTTCCCTGGTAAACCCATTCTAGATTAGTGAAAGTTCCTGATCCACCAGCATCTAGTGTAAAGTCTAGTGCATATGCTTGTACGTTTGGAATGCTATCAATTTCAGTAACACCAGTTTGAAGTAATTCACCGTTATATTTGAACGCTTCCATTGACAATCCATACATGTATGGATTCTTTGCGTCTTTACCTAATTGAAAGAAGTTTTTTTCTTCCTCAACAAATTTGATTTCCATCAATTTGAATTGAGTTGGCAAATATACCAGATCACCTTCTTTAGGCACATTGTGAGATTGCGGAAACTGTCTTGTAACCAAACGCTCAAACGAACGACGAGACATACAGAGGCGAGCAGTTTCTTGTAGTTCTAATCCAAACTTACTGAAGAATTCTTGATTGCCTTCATAATTTTGAAAAGTCTCTAGGTACATCTCAATCTTGACCGCGTGGCGATAGCATTTCACTGGATCATCGCCGAATAACTCATCGGTTGATGATTGTGATTCTCTTGGAAGATAATAAACATCGATTCCGTGATTTCGAATAGACTCGATGATCAAATCTTCGAGCAGCTGCTGTTCAACAGTTGCTCTTTGATTATTGAAGTATACACTAGTTGGCATTATTATCCTACAATGAAGGGTGTTGGCTCTTCGTAAGTGTCGCGAAGTTTTTCTTCTAATTTCTCAACTTCAGCGCTTGCCTCATCATAAATTTGTTGACCATTGATTGTCAAACCACCTGGAAGAACATAGTTACCATATTTCTTTAGATTTGTGCCCCACTGCTGCTTGAAGAGAGCTGTGGTATAGTCTCTCATCCAACCGTCATTATAGATTTCAGTATAAACTTCTGGATTGGTAATTCTATGACATTCGAACGCAAGATATGCATTGTCTTTGAATTTATCCCAATTCATAAAAATTTTCAGCTGATTCACTTTCTTATTATAAGTGAATGGGGGCAATCCCGTAACAATCATATCAAGCATTGCAAGATGTTCACGAGCAATCACATAATAGGTATATGAAGAGGCGGTTAGATTGTAAAAGTCGTTCAAACGCAACTGATAGTTGATGTCGAACATATTGAAACCGCTCGAAGACGTCGAAGATTGAATTGCTCCAGAAAATGGAAACACTCGAGTGACGCCAATAATAGAATCTGCGAGAGTAATATAGGTGTTTGAAATGTCTGCTTCCGTCACCTGATATGACAAAAAGCAGCGTTCTGTTCCATCAAAATGGTAGTTTTTATATAGATACAGCGCATCATCGAGGCGATCTTCTAATTGATCGTCGTCGACATTGATATCGATAACTGGAAACCCGAGTCTTCTAAGGCAATAATCTTTGAGTTGAGTACGAGATGATGGCTGAGACATGTAGAACCTCGCTAATTATTGTATATTTAGTTTATGCGATAAGTGTCCCGTCTCGTGAACTGTAAACTCTATCTGGATGCATGTGTGCAAACTGTTCCCAGTTTGGTTCTCCTGGGAGGATTCGACGACCAGTAGATTCTTCTCCGATATGCTCTATAATATTCCTACCATTAGAGTTTTTCAAGATAGCAGAGTACATTTTCTCGAAAAAGTCGAGATAAACCATGATCATTCCCTCGTTTATCGTAAATTTCCAGTACTCTCTAAATGGATAATCGATAATACTGCGGCGATAAAATGAGAAAATAATCGGAAACTGTTTCGTATTCTTGCTGTAATAATATTGCTTGATTGGAGTATCGGTTTCCTCGATCTGTGGTGGCTTCTCGTGGAAATACCATTCCTGCCTCTGAAGAACCACAGAAGCCATTTTAGGATCTGACTCTAAGATTTCGATCATATCATCGAGACGAACAGGCTCTTTGAGGACAACATCGTCCTCTTGATGGATGATATAATCGTAATCAGTCGTCTTGAGATAGTCGAAAAACTCGGTCCACGTGACTGATAATCCAAGATTTTCTTTATGTAAATTGAGTTTGAATCCGTGCGTTTTTCCGATCAGATCGAAAATGTAATCGTTTCGAGTTCGAGGATAATCATCGACGATCAATCGATCAACCTGATGCCCACAATAGTCTAGAAGGTGCAATGATTCTAGACTTTTCGTGAGATAGTGCAATCGATTGCACGAGAAGATTACATGCAGGACTTTCATCAGTATTGAGTGTTGAAGAAGAAAGTTTGGAACAAACGACCAGTATGTAACGTGCTTCCGAAATAATCAAGAGAAGCGTGGAATAAATTACCGCGATAAAGAACAAGGCGATTATACTTGTTTGCGATATAATCTGTCATTTCCCATTTGGTGTAATCGTATCCCTCATAATCTTTATCTTCTCTGTTACACTTTCCAGTTGCTTTATGGCGATAGAGAGCAGTTCCTGAGGATAGTGGAGCGTCTGGAGTTAGATAGCAAACTCCAGCCCAAGTGTTGAATTGATCGGCGTGGATCCAAGTTCTATCTTGAGCGGTGCAAATTTGAAATGCGCCAGTATACCCAGAATCCTCAAACCAATGAGTGATATCGCCACCCGCATAGCGAATAATATCACCGATGGTCTTTTTTGTATCTTCAGTGAGAAATGGTTTTGTTCGAAGTCCAGGATAGTTTCCAGAGACCTCAAACTTCTGACTCAGCGCAAAATCTCTAACTGTGTCAGGATTTCCATAAAAATCGTCAATGATAATAGTGTTTATCTTCATGATTGCACCTTTAGTAAAACATAAATCGTCCAGAAGTTCCATCCCACCCTGAAACCTTCCAATCAACTTCAATGAGTTTGTCTTGATATTGTCTTGTGAGATAATATGATAGCGTCTCGATATCATAGTGATACATCGGCGGTTGTTTTACCAAATGTATCGTAGCCTCGTTGATGTCTATAAATTTATCTAGGTGTTCTGCTCCGAAGCCATAGAGAACGGTACAGTACTGATGCAGGCGATTATTGTTTTGTAATGCTCTTCGATCTATGAATGAATATCGCCAAGAATCATTCCATTCAAAGTTGAGCGGTTTCTTGAAGAAAATCTTATCTTTGTTTTCTGGAGTCAATAATTCATCAGTAAAGTTATAGTAGAAATATCTACCAGTTGCTTTGAAAATAAAGTCGTATTGTTTTAGTTTATCTTTATAGTTCTTGTAGATAATGTTCAACAGAACGCTTTCGCATAGACTTTTATTCTGATGCGTGTTTACAAGTTCAAAGCACTGCGGAGCAATTTCTTTTAGGGGAATAAACTCTACGTTTCTGAAATGCATAAACGTTGAGATATATTCTTTATAGTTATCAGAAGAATCAATTATAATAATCTTCGATTTCGGAAACGTCGCGCTAATTGAATTGATTGTGAAAATAGTTTGCCTAAATCTCTCATCAGCTGGAAAAATGGTTCGCTTCTCGCTATATGTGAAGCGACCTTCTCTTGGCTGAATCGAAGATGTTACGACAAAAACACTATTCATAGAAATTATTTGATGCTACTTTGAGTAGATACTTGCGATGAAGTTCATGCACGTTTTCATCTGAGAACTGCAAGCCATGCTCGCGGCAATCGAATGAATTGATCTTATTTGCTTCAATATTTCTCAAAGCAGCCATGAGTTCACTAAAACTACGAATGCGATATCCTGTGACATTCTCTTCTACGATTTCTGGAAATGCGCCCCAATCAGTTGTGATCACAGGAGTGCCAGATAAATTTGCTTCAATGATCATATTGCCAAACGGCTCAACATAATATGTCAATCCCAACAAGCCTTTGGCTTTTTTCATCAGCTGTTTGCGTTGTTCTGCGTTCGCAACACCAAAGACTTCAACGTGATCTGGAATCTTAGTATAGCCCAATGTTTGTAATGATCCAGGACCAGCAACAATCAGTTTCTTGCCAAGTTTTTCTGTTGCTTGAATAGCAAGATGAAGACCCTTTTCTTCACAGACACGACCGAAGTAGAGATAGTAATCCTCCTTCTGATCATCATATTCAAATTCTTCAATTGTAAATGGATTTGGAATCACTGCATCGAACCAGCTCGGGCTCATCAACATCCCACGCTCGCCATAGAACATATGCATATTCGCATATGATGTGAACGCTCTATAAGGAGCAAAGATACCATTGGCGCGATACCCAATTGATGGTTCTACTGGCTTACAATTTTTGTTTTTCTCACAAGCCAGCTGATTGTCCACACCAAAGAAACAAACAATTAGATCACCGTCAGATGCGCGTTTTTGAATTTCATCGCCAGCAAGTTCATTGAACTTGCGAATTTCTGTTGGTGTTGTTGGAATGTCTACGTGCTCGCAATCTACTTGTGCACCAGGAATTCCATAATGAATCATTTGGAAATGTGGTGAGAGATGCTTGATGTATTTGTAGCCGTGGACCGCAAATGGGTCAACGCGATTCATCAACCCAGTAGGATTGCGTGGGTTTACAAGAACATGTACTTTCATAATATACTCACGAAAAAATAATCTATACTATTTAGCGTCCTTCATAGTCAACGTTCCCCAGTACGTTGTACCACCATCATAGGTGATAAACGTCCATAAGTCACGAGCATTTGCTGCAGTTGTTGCGGGAGGAATTGCACCACCAGCCCAGTAAATTGTATTCGCAAATGTTGGGAAACGACCACCAACACCATCATTGAGCAATAGTAGTGAGAACATTTGCGCAGTTCCAGAATTTGGAGCATTCACAAATGTAAACGTTGTATTGCCTATCATTGTATGACGGAAGTAGTTTGAATTTGACAAATCTACAGTGTTAGCAGTTGTCGTTGATGTATTTACTACCATGAAGTCTTTACTTGACTTCAACGTTGCTGTCAAATTGCCGCTTACTGTTACAGAATTATTTGAAACATTAGCAACAAGAGTTGACAAGCCAACACTGAATACATTACCATTTAGATTGAATGTTAGATTTGCTGATCCAGCAGTGCTTCCATTATCATTGAAGAACACTTGCGTATTTGATCCACCGATTGGTCCAGTTGGTCCTTGTGGACCAATTACACCCTGCGGACCTTGAGGACCAGTAACACCTTGCGGACCTTGAGGACCAGTTGATCCTTCTGGTCCTTGTGGACCAGCAACACCTTGAGGACCTTGAGGACCAGTAACGCTTGCACCACTTGGTCCTTGTGGTCCTTGTGGTCCAGGAACGGTTGATGCATCACCTTGTGGTCCTTGAGGACCTTGTGGACCAACAACACCTTGCGGACCTTGAGGACCTTGTGGACCAACAACACCTTGCGGACCTTGCGGACCTTGCGGACCTTGCGGACCCTGTGGACCAATCACACCCTGCGGACCCTGTGGACCTTCTGGTCCTTGAGGACCTTGTGGACCAATTACACCCTGTGGACCCTGTGGACCAGTAACGCTTGCACCACTTGGTCCTTGTGGTCCTTGTGGTCCAAAGACACCCTGTGGACCTTGAGGACCTGTGTCGCCTTTATCACCAGTGCGAACAAATGTCATAATCACATTTGTGCTATTTGAGAAGTTCGAGCCAGTTAATGTTGAGTTCAATCCTGCAACAGGAACAACGAACCAATCAGCAACATGAAGATG